TGAGCATGAATATCATGACAAGAGGACGAAGCTTCATGGACAAAAAGCAAAGAAAACTGCTGTAAAGCAGGGTTTGTCTGTAACAATGCCAAGCCTTAAACCTGATTCTAATCTTAGACAGGCTATTTATAAGGCAAAGCATAGGAAGGTTACAGCAAATGCGAAAGAAATTATTGCTTTTGTTAAGGATGCCCGCGCCGCGTATACAACCGGTGCAAAATTACATAAACAATCTTTTAAACCAACGCAGTTAGCTGCTGGTATATATAAATTGTATGTAGATGGGCGTTATGCTTGTACTGCAACACATGTCGGAAATCGAATGTATGTTGTATTACATTGTTTGAGTGAGGATGTCACAGCCAATTATAAGGCAGTGAACCACACCAATTCCATTAAGTTAAATGGAGGTGATGTGGTAATAGTTAATAAGGAAATTGCTTATTTTCCAGTTAACGGAATTCCCTCCCCTTTCAAGTCTAAAGCTTTTAAGGTGTTAGAAGATGCTGCAATTGTAACTGTATTTGGTTATGGATCAGGTGAAAATCCTGAACCAGACGCAATTGTTGGTTTTGCTTCACCCTTAGGTTGGTGCAATGCTCCTACGAGAGATGGAGATTGTACTGCCCCCGTTTTGGACCTAAACGGAAAGATAGTAGGTTTTTGGACCCATGGTAATGGGCGTGATTTTGGGCGTTTTGAACGTATAACCCCGGAATTTATTGAGGCAACCGCTGATAATGGCGATGTTCCCTTCCATACTGGACTACTTTTTCGGTCCAGCCCCCCCCAGCCAAGTGAGCTTGTAGGGGCCTCCCCTTTTTGGGGGAGGTATCCTTCACAGTACCTGGTGAAGGATGGGGCACCCGTGTTTAGAGAGGAAGCTTATGTGAGCTCCGAGCACGAAAATTGGCTCTCGGAAGACTATTTTCCGATTGTAGCCCAAATTTCCCGTAATCCGCGTTATGTTAATAAACGGATTATGGATCCACAACTTAAGTGTTTTGTGGACGAATGTGGAATCGTGATTCCACCTGAGTGGGGATTACCTACTCCAAATGCAGCGGCTTCATATAAGTCTCTGGCCAAATATGGGAAGGATTTGCTCCCAATGTCTCAGGATATGGTTGTAGCAATGAATTTAGCTTGGACCTATACGGAACGACATTTTGGTCATTATATGCGAGACGCGCGTGTGTTAAGCTACGAAGAAGCGAAGGAACATTTAGATATGTCCACTTCAAGTGGCGCTCCATTTAATCAACATCACAAAACTAAGAAGGAACTGTTTGAAAAAGATCCTAATATTGGTGTATGGTTGGAAGAAGATTGGAATAGGATGGGAGAAGATGAAAATTG